ATAATTTTATAACAAGTGAAGCTAAGAAGGCGCTTTTACTTTCGGGTATAGGATACGGAAAAACATTTTCTGGCGCTCATTTTGTTATTAAAATGGTTTCCGAATATCCTAATGTCGACGGTCTTTTGACAGCTAACACATTTCAACAATTAAGTAATGCAACAGTTGCAACTCTTGTAGGCGAGCTTGATAACGCTAACATCTCACATAAACTAGTATCATCTGGAGCTAAAAAGAGAATTGAAATACTTGGCTCTAAGATTTATTTATATAGCTTAGAAAATTTTAATAACATTCGAGGTATAGAAGTAGGTTGGTGGCTATCTGATGAAACCGCATTCTCAAAACTAGAAGCAGTGCAAGTTTGCCGAGGCAGGATAAGGCAAAAGAACGCTCCATTATATGAAAGGCATACTTCCTCGCCTAATGGGTATAACTTTTTATACGATGAATTTGAGAACAAAGACGGTGATAATATCACCGACAAGATAGCATTGTATAGAGGGAAAACAAAAGAGAATATCTTTCTCCCTAAAGGCTACTATGAAGACCTACTTGAAGATTATGGCGGAACGGATAACCCGCTAGCAAAGCAAGAACTAGAAGGACAATTTGTAAATCTTTTAGCAGGAGCTATATACTGGGCTTTTGATAGGGGGAAACATGTTGCTAAAGCTAAACCTAATAAAGATTTTATTGTTGATATAGGTCAAGATTTTAACATTGACAATATGTGTGGTTGTTATGTGCAAAGGATAAATGGTCATTATTTTGTATTTCAGGAAAACGTGCTAGAAAATTATGGAGCTAACACAGACAATGCGGCGAGTAAAATAGTAGTCGACTTAAAAGGATACGCAAAAAGAGTGATACCTGACAGTACAGGCAAGGCAAGAAAAACTTCGTCATCAGGCAAAACAGATATACAAATATTAGAAAGCTATGGGCTTGAAGTTATGTCAACTAGAAACCCATTTATAAGAGACAGGCAGAATACATTGAATATTTTATTTAAAAAGAATAAAATAACTATTGACCCAAGTTGTAAAGTTTTACTTAAAGAGCTAGAAACTTTAAGCTCTAGGGATAAAGAGGGAGATAAGGCGCATGTAGCCGTTGCTTTAGGCTATGTAGCTTGGAAATTCGATCCTCTTAAAAGAGATTCTAAAAATAGAGTTAGCATTGGGAGCATTTAAAAAGGGGATAAATATGAAAATGCAAAATGAAGAACAATTATTAGATAAAGATTTTAGAAAAAGAGTTATTGCTGAAATTGAGGGAGAAGAAAATCAAAAAAGAAAATATAACATGAAAAAGCGTTATGATGTATTCAAGGATAGCTCTAAAGAATATGTTATTGAAGCAATGACTGAAGAATCACAGGATAAAAAGATTGCTTTAGAAATAAAAAATAGGGCTTCGAATATATCCTTCGCTAGAAAGATCATTGATAAAAAAGCTATGGTCTACAAAGATGGAGTTTTAAGAAAGACCGATAAAGATCAGGATGCACTTGATGCAATAGTTGATATTACTAATTTTAACTCTAAAATGAAAAAGACAAATAAATATGCGGAGCTTTTTAGGAATGCTGTTGTTAATATACTCCCATATTTAGACCCATATGAAAACAAATATAGTTATGTAGTTAAAGTGTTGCAGCCTTATCTATACGATGTTATAGAAGATCAGGTAAACCCAGAAATAGCTAGAGCATATGTTACAAGTTATTTTGTAAACAATGACTCAACGCTTAGTTATGCAGATGAAAATCGTGATGGCTATAGGGAAAATGTAGGGGGAGTTAGAAAAAAGAGCGATGGGAAAGATCAAATAATTGCTGACTCACCGCAAGACTTTGGGTCTAACAAAAAAGAATATGTTTGGTGGTCTAATAGATATCATTTCACAACAGATAACAAAGGCGAAATCATAGACGGGAAGCAAGAAGAGGACTTAAAAAATCCAATCGAGATATTACCTTTTTATAATTTCTCCCAAGATCAAGACGGTCAATTCTGGGCTTTGGGCGGTGATGATATCATTGATGGATCTATATTACTTAATATTTTATTAACAGATTTATTTTTTATAGCAAAATATCAAGGGCAGGGTATAGGCTACTTATTCGGCAAGGGAGTTCCAAAAAACATGAAAGTTGGAGCTTCAAGTTTTATTACATTAGACGTTGATGATGGTGATCCAACGCCACAACTAGGCTTTGCCACATCAAACCCACCTATAAGCTCTCACCTTGAGATGATTAAAGTTTATTTAGCTTTCTTATTAAGCACTAACAACCTAGAGCCTAGTTCCATTCAAGGGCAATTAACAGCTTCTAATGCAGCAAGTGGAATACAAGAAATAATTAAAAGGTCTGAGAACATGGACGATATAGTTGACCAACAAGAAGCATATAGAGATGGCGAGCCAGTGCTATTTAAAATAATCGCAAGATGGCACAACTTGTATCAAAGCAGAAAATTATTAATTGAAAAACTTCAAAAGTTAGGCAAGATTGATGAAAGCCAAATTATATCAGTCAAGTTTACCGATCCTCAAGTATTTACAAGTGAAAAAGAAAAGCTTGAAATAATCGAAAAGAGATTATCCTTAGGGCTAGATTCAATGCTAGATGCGGTTATGAAAGACAACCCTGATCTAAGCGAGGATGAAGCAAAAGAAAAATTAAAGAAAATGTTAGAAGCTAAACTTTTAGAAACAAGTCAGAAAATGAAAGCTTTTGCAATGAATCCAATACAAAATAATGAAGAAGAAGGTGATGAAGAAGAGGTAATTGAAAATGGTGAGCAAGACGACATACAAGCTTAGGCTTAATGAACTGATTGATACTAGCGGTTTAGACACTGCGCAAAAAGAAGAGATAAAAGAGGAAATAGCAGAATATATTTACGACTCTATCTTAAAAGATACTAGCGAACAAAAAAGCGCAGTGACAGGAAAGAAGTTTAAAGCTCTAAGCAAAGACTATAAAAAAATAAAATCAAAGATTGCATTAGGCGTGGCAAATTTAGAATTAACTGGCGATATGCTTAATGCTTTAGAGTACAAGACTTATAGAGATGGAATAGAAATTGGCATATTCGATCCAGACGAGGCACAGAAGAGCGACAATCACAATAAGTTTAGTGCTAAGTCAAGAAAGACTAAAGTCCCTGAGAGGCAATTCATACCAAGGCAAGGCGAAACTTTTAGAGCAGGAATAATAAAAGAAGTTACACTTTTAGCAGAGGAGTTAAAAGATGACTTTGAAGATCAATGAAATATTCCCAAAATTATTAATGGGGATAAGGACAATTGAAAAGAAGGTAATTAATCAAGGTTGGAAAGAAGCGTCGAAGTTGATGGAGCAAGATATTGTTGCTTCATCAGAGCGTGGAGCTTCTCCAGTAGAGGGTGAAAAAAGATTTGTAGAATATTCACCTAGCTATAAAAAAGCTATCAAAAAAGGGAGATATGGCAGTAAAAAAATAAGACCTGTAAACTTGCACCTGTCAGGAGATATGCTTAAAAGTATTAAATCAAAAAAAACTAGCGATGGGTTTAGTATATCTTTTACAAAAACTGTTAAAGGGAAAAATCTAGCGGAGATCCATAGCTTCGAAGGGGCAGGAAAAAGTAAAACTATTAGAAAAATTCTCCCAAGCGAGAATGAAGAATATAAAAAGTCTATAAAAAAAAGAGCCAAAGAACATTTAAAGAAAATAACAAATGAAGTTTTAACTAAACATATAAGGAGTATTAGATGAGCGAAGAAACCACAGAAGAAAAAGTAATTGAAGATGGAACTAATGAAGTAGAAGTCGAGGAGAAGAAGCAAAGACTTGCAGGGTCTACTTTCTACAAGCAAAAGTTAGAGCAGACTAATTCAGAATTACAACAGGCAAATGCTAGGCTAGAAGAATTAGAAACACAGCGCCTACAAGAAAAGGAAAATTTTAAAGAACTTTGGGAACTTGAAAAACAAAAAAGAGAACAAGCCGAACAAAAGTCAACACAAATGACAGAAACTTATTTTAACGGGCTTAAAAAAATAGCAATTAAACAAGAAGCAACAAAATTAGGCATACTGCCTGAAGCGATAGAAGACCTAGATAATACTGACAACTCAATGGTTCAAATTGAAACTACAAGCACAGGCAATGTAAATGTCATTGGTGCAAGAGAATTTATTGAAAGCCTAAAGGAAAGAAAGAATCATTGGTTTTCAAAAACTGGAGCTCCTAACATTAACAATCAAATCGGTTCAGACGTTACAAAGCCTAAAGATTTATCACCAAAAGAAATTCTTGCATTAGCTAAATCTGATCCTGTAAGATATAAAAAAGAAATTGAAAAGAAATTAAGTATTGTTAGATAAGAAAAAAACAATATAATAAAATTAATAGAATAAATATCGAGTGATTGGCTTCGATAAAATTAAATTTTTACGGAGGTAATCATGAGTGATCAATTA